CTCTTGTGAGATGTACAAGGAGGGGAGGCAAATTGTTGTTGACATCGCCCGTGAAGTTGATGGAGTTGTCAAGGACGTTAAGGATGTACAAAAGAAAGCCAAGGGGCTTTTTGGGTTCTTAACTTCTATTTTTGGCAAGCCTGAAAAGGTCAATACAGAGGTTGCACAGCCTGTCAAGAAAGTCAAAAAGAAGAAAGAGCCTCCTCCTGAGTTTGATGAAAACCTCATCTACAACCAGGTCAGTGATGCGTTAATCAAGTTTTTTCAGGCTTATAACGGCCTGAAAAACTACAAGAAAGAACAAGAGGAGCTGGCCTTACACGCCAGTTCTGAAGAAGGAAATGAGATTGCAATTAAGCTCGTGATAGCTGACTTGCAGATGGAAAAGTTAAACAGTGAGCTGAGTAACTATATGGTGTACCACGTTCCTAGTGAACTCAAGGACTTGTACACCAGGGTTAATCAGAAGATAGGGCAGATTGCCACAGTGCAAGCACTTGCAAAAAGAGAGGAGATGTTGGCACAACGGAGAGCAGCATGGCAACGGGAGCAAAGGGCAGACCTAATTCTCAATCGAGTGGCGGTTATAGTAACTACTCTGCTGATGTTCCTGTGGCTGTGGGGAATGGTTCTGACTCTGACACATTCGCCATCATACTGATTGTTGTTTTGCTGGTTGTGCTTTTGTTGTTGATTCCGTTGATTGCTTGGATGTATGTGGATGTCAGGCAAATGGAAATTAGGGTCAACAAGGCATTGACAAGGATTGAGGGTAAATGATTAAAAAATCCAATTTAATATACAAGTCATTATTGATATGTATATTTTTTTCATTTCTGTGTACAGGTTGCAATAACGAGTACAGATACCATTGTCAGGACCCTGCTCACTGGGAAGATGAAGATTGCAAGCCACCTCTTTGTGAAGTCAGTCAAACTTGTCCCTGGATGCTAACAGATGCTTACAAGCCTAAAAAACCTTAAAGAAGACGAAGTCAACGGCATAGTCCGTTTGCTTGATGCCTTCTCCAAGTTCTGCATCATGATTACGTTTTGTATCATTTTGCTCTTTATTGTGGGCTTTTTTGTCTATGGTGTGGTGGCTGTAGAGCAGCCTATGAAAGACATGGCTCCTAATGACAAGCTCACACATGACCTTCTCAAAATCATAGCCACGTCTATTTTCAGCGTCTTGGCAGTGGTCATGGGGGCTAGAGCCATGATGCCCTTGCCCAACATGAATCCCTGTGCTGGAATGATGCCTGGCATGATGCCTGGTATGCAGCCTATGATGGGTATGAATCCCATGATGGGTATGCAACCTGCTGGTGTGATGTCAGCCATGAACACACCTTGGGTGCCCCCACCACCTCCTAAAACACCACCTACTCTAGAGTCAGAAGAGGAAAGGTTGAGGACGGCACACGCCAGGGAGAGCACTCGTGTTTAGTTTGTTTAACCCTTGGGTCATTTTAAGTTTCTTATTTGCACTGCTTGGAGCATATTCTTATGGACATCATTCAGGCTATCAAGAGTGTTATCAAGAAGCTGTGGCAAAGGTTGCTAAGGCTAACGAGCAAGCAAGAGCCAAAGAACAAGAGTTAAACAACAAGGTCAATGAAACAGCCAGTCAATTGAGGAAGGCCAACAATGAAGCTCAAACTAAGATTAGCAAGCTCACTGCTGATGTGCAGTCTGGGGCTGTGCGCTTGTCAATCCCCGTCACCTCCAATAGTGTATGTTCCTCCGACTCCTCCAGAGCTTCCAACGGAGATACAACCGCAAGAGCCGAACTTGACAGACAGGCTTCTGCAAATCTTATCGCCATCACCGCAGACGGAGACAAAGCCATCCGTTCCCTCAACGCCTGTATCGCCAGTTACAACGAAGTAAGGCAAACCTTAATGGAGAAAGTAGATGATTAAGTATGCAATTCCTCTCGCAGTTCTGGCTCTGGCTGGTTGTGCGTCTAACGATTACCAGAAGTATTCTGAAACCCAAGTGACCATAGCGAGGTACAAAGCAGAGGCTGACAAAGCCCGTTATGCTGTCTTGGCTGAGGTGGTGAAGAAAGGTGACCCTACTGCTTCTGTTGCTGCCATCATGTCTATGCAAATGGGAGGCATGGGTGGTGCTCAAGAGCAGAAAATTGACGCACCTAAAAATGCAAGTGATGATGCTTTCAAGTGGGCATCTTTGTTGTTGCCAACGGTTGTTCAGGGTTTTGGCATCATGGAGAACGCCAAGGTTGCCACAACGCAGTCTAACAATTCTGCTGCTGTTGCAATGAACACCAATGGTACTTTTGCTTCCATAGCAAATACAGGTTCTAATAACCAGGCTTCTATGGCTGCTAATTCAACTGCAGGGCTTGTGAGCGTGGCTTCAGGAGCTACAACAGCATTGTCTAGCATGGCTAACAGTTCAAACTCAGCCTTGACCAGTATGGCTGCTACCAACACCACCAATGTTTCCAATGCTTTGACCAGCCAATCTGCCGCTTACAACACGCTTTTGACAACAGATTTGAACACGTTAAACAACGCTGTGAACAAATTGACTTTAGCTCCTGTTGTCATCACCAACGGCATTATTCAACACTGATATGAACGCTGAACAGCTTCACCATCTTGGTATAGGACCTGAGTGGGTAGACCCACTCAATGAGACCTTTGAAAGGTTTCAGATTGTCACGCCAGAAGAACAGGCTTGTTTTATAGGTCAGTTCTCTTATGAGTCCAATCATTTCAAGAGCTTAGAAGAGAACCTTAATTACAGACCTGAGACTTTAATGCAGCTCTGGCCTAAGCGTTTCCCAAGCCATGACGAGGCCATGAAGTATGCTCATCAGCCTGAGAAAATTGCCAACCACATTTACTCTAATCGCATGGGTAACAGGGATGAGGCATCTGGGGATGGTTGGCGGTTTAGAGGTTCAGCGATTTGTCAGTTGACAGGGCACGATAACTTCTGGCATGCTGGTCAGGCATTGGGAGTTGACTTGGTGGCTAACCCAGACCTTGCCAGAACACCTAAGTATGCTGCGCCTATAGGTGGCTGGTTCTGGTCTACACATGGGTGTAACAGGCTTGCAGAGGCCAAGGATTACAACGGGTTGACCAAGGTCATCAATGGTGGATTATTTGGTGCTGAACAGCGTATAGCGGTCATGCACCAAGCAGAGCAAGTGTTAAAGGCATAAGGAGCTGTCATGTCAGATAAACCCAACCTATCAGTAGGCCGAGGAGAAAAACTATCAGTATCCAAAGGGGGAGGACTGACAGCAAAAGGCCGAGCAAAATACAACCGAGCGACAGGGTCAAACCTAAAAGCACCACAAAAATCAGGAGCACGTCATCGTTCATTTTGCGCCAGGAGTAAGAATTGGAAGGGGGATAGAGGGAAAGTCGCCCGTAGGCGGTGGGGATGTCGTTAAGGAGCTGGCAGTAAGCCACCCTCAAAGAGGTAGCTGCCCATGTGGCCTAAGTTAGCCCAGGGAGCTGCGTGTATCTTGATGCCATGTTTACGGCAGAGATAACAGAACGCATAGTCCTCTGATAACAACCTGCCTGTCTCAGGCTCTATCATGACAGGAAAGTACTCATGAACAAGATTTCTCTTGAGAGTACCACTGGTATCCCCCACGTCATTTAAATAGCTCTGAACGTGTTTCTTGAGCTTCTTGAACACTGTTTTCTTGATGAGCATAAAGCCTGTGCCACCGTTCCAAATCTCCACGGGTTTGTCAACAGGGACTGTGACTTGGCCTGAGTAGTTGACGAGGTTCACCACGAGGCTACCTGTGTACTTCTTGAGGTCATCAGGGCGTACACCATTTTGCACAGCCTTTTCTACGCCTAGCCAGTTGATTTCTTTTTTGGGATAGATGCCACAGATGACATCTACATTGGCGTTGTGCATGTGGACAATATCGGAGACATTGAACTTGATGTCAGCGTCTATGAACATGAGGTGAGTGAACTCATCATGCTGCATGAAGACGTTGACCAGGGCATTTCTAGCTCTTTGTATCAGGCTCTCGTTGAACATAAAAGAGTAGCTAGACTTGATGCCTTGCTCTTCTAATGTGCGTTGCATAGGCATGAGAGACTGGGTGTAGAACCCTGTACACATGCCTCCATACATTGGGGTAGCCACAAAGATGTGGGGTTGTTGTTTAGGTTTAGTGGTTTTCTTAGTTGCCATGATTTTTCTCCTTTAGTTTGGCTTCGATTGCCATGTAAATCATTAAAAAGTCTGCAATATCCAAATCAACTGCGTATTCGTTGTATTTGCTGTTGTAGATTTCAGATGTTTCTTCAATCGTTAATCCTACCCATGTGCGTTGTGGTGTGGTGTAAAGAGGTACTGTATAGCCACCTTCTTCACGCTCATGTTCGTCAGGGCAAATTACATCAAGGATAATTCCGTCCTTTTTCATGCCCCACGCAACAGGCTCATCTTTTGTTTCTTTATCCATGTTTAACCTTTCTTGGTTAGGAAATTGGCAGACTGAGGGGTATCAGCGGGTCTGCCAGCCACTGTTCCTAACCTCAGCCTTGCGCTGAAGCACCATCCCCACTTGGAGAATTAAAAGACATGCCGTCTTCAAATCCTTGTTTATAAGCCTTAGCCATCATCTCAGCTCCGAGTGCTACGAAATGTCTAAGAGTCTCATCACGTATCTTCCCTTGGAGTTCTTGCTCCAACCAATAACGTAAATCTTCCATCCTGCTTCCCTCACTTTACTCAAGTATTCTGATTCTTGTATCTTTTTCACCCTGGCAGCCACACCTGTAGAGGTGCACTGTACTGCCAGAGTCTCATCTTTCTTGATGGCTAGTATGTCTATAAACCCAAATAGGTCCTGACGTATCCTAGCGTGTGGATTCCACCTCTCCACAATGGCGCAGGTATAACCTTCCTCACGGAGGTAGGCCAGGGTGCGCTGTGTGGGAGTTAAGGAACTAGCCATTAAAAGGGAATGTCATCGTCTTCACGCTTCCTGTAGCCTGTTTTGGGGGGCTGTCTATAGGAAGGTGTGACCTCTTTAGGTTGAGAGCGTTCTAGGGCCTTTTCCTTGGCCCAGGTGTTCTCTTTGATAGAGAGCATGGGTTTACCAGTGCGAGTCTCTTTTTGCCAGACATCAATCTTTATCTTCTCACCTGCTTTGTAGTCCATCTTGAGAATCATAGAGCCGTCAAAGTCAGGGCTTTGCTCGAACTTCTTCATCTCTGGGGGGGTGTAGAAGAGAATGGCATAGCCTGGTTTCTCTTCAAATTTGTTGTTGTTATCCATGTGTATCCTTTCTGAGTGTGTAACTGGCAAACTCTTTGCCGTTTTGGTTAACCATTTTTGTAAAGATGTTGTGTCCCTGTTTTCTAAGAACTTCGATATGTGCTGCAAGTCTAAAGCTCCCGTATCTGTCCAGTGCTTCCATAGGGGTT